CTGCGTGTCATTTATTATTTGCCAATAAACAGCAATAACGTCTCCCTCAGACCCCGAAGCGGACGTACCTGTTATTCCTAACAAGCGGGGCGCGACTGTCAACGTTCCCAATGCTCCTTGCCCCTGCACCCCTGTCAATTCAATCGTAACAGCTAAACCAACAAAACCAACGTCAGCGTTGGTCGTCTGCGAGTTCAGCGGAACAATAACTTGCGAGGACGTGCCCTGTGCCTCGACTCCCAACACAAAAAGCGTAGTCGCAATGTCTGTGCTTTGTACTGCCCCCGTAGCCGGATTGCCGGAAACGGTGATGTCCCGATCTACCCCAAACGATTCAATCTGTCCTTGGGCAGTTACACCAATCATGGCTAACAGAGTGTTGCCACGAGATACCGTGCCCACCTCCCCCGCTAAGCCCACTCCTGTAACTGCCAGTTCCTTGCCGTGGTCAACTGTCCCCACACTCCCCACCGAATTTACGCCCGCTAGGGCCACAGTAAGGTTGCTGCCTACAGTGCCAACAAACCCCGAAGCTGTTGCGCTGTCTTCTGTGGGGCTGTTAGTTTCAACAACGTCCCCAACCGCTCCACCTGCTGCAACGCCCGATAAGTCAACCGTAACTTGGGGCGCAGTTGCCCCAACGGAGCCAGCAGCCGGTACACCTACCGCTTCAAGTGTGCCACCCCATCCGTTGTCTCCCCAAGCGTCATCACCCCAGCCGAGAGACATGAACTGCCTCTTAGGTGGTTGCTAAGCGCAGCAGAGCAGTTGTTGTCGTATTAGCAGGCATTGTCAAGGTGAAAGTACCCGCAGTGATCGTCTGACTACCGAAGGTGTGAACGCTGACCGCCTTGTTACTTTGCGTAGAGTTATAAATCAGCACCGCATCAAACGCCGTAGACAAAGTTACTGTTGTGTAAACAATGGATGCCGAAGGGGTAAAAAACGCCACCCCCGCAGTTGCCGAAGAGTTTGTTGCCGTAGGAGGGGTTGCAGCCGTTACCGTTACGCCCCCTGCGGAGTAACCCGTACCAGACACCTCATTCGAAGCAGAGTACGCCGTGGTAGATGCGTTAACTGTGGCGGATGTCAAATACAAAGCCGCTTTAAACGTGTCGGTTGCGCTTGTTCCGCGGGTCGGTGCCGTTCCAAAGTTATGGGTTGCGGTCATTAGCTCGCCCATGAACGAGGTACACATTGATTGAGTGTTTGCCATGATTTATCCTTTAAGCAAAAGAAGCTGTTTCGCCGCCACCAAAGACGGCTGTTTTTTTCAGGGTCACATGAGCAGAACGGTGAACAAGCTCACCCTCCAACCAGTACTCAACCCATGTCGTGAGTTCGTTGTCATTATCCACTGTACCTTCCCGCTTTTCAAGCAGAGAGTCGTCCATGTCGCCTTTGGTTGTGGTTACAAGCATGTTGGTCCTTATGAGATGCGGATAAGTGCATTTTCTGCGTTGTTTGGTGGAAATTGTATTTGAAACTGCTGGTTTACGGTTGTCTGATCCAAGCCGAAATTTAGCACCCCAACTGACTTATTAGCCTTGGAAAAGTTATAAAGCAACGCGCCCCGGGTTGTAAATGACGAGCCGTTCCAGGTAGGGTTGCTAAAAGACACATATGCAATGGTGCCCGTCAGGGTGACCGTGGCCCCCGTGAGCACTTCGCCCCCGGCTGTATAGGCCGTTCCCGTTATCTCATCAGAGGTTGTATACACCGTGGTGGCGGCATCTAGCTGCGCAGAAGAGGTGTACAGCGCAATCTTTATGGTGTCTACGCTAAAGTCATGCACGCCCAAAAGCAATTGCTGCTTAAAACTACTAGTTAATCCAGCGGTAATCATGTGTTACCTCACAGGCAATCGAACTTGGCCATCTTGATAAGCATCCCCTCGTTGCTTACCGTCACCCAGATTTTTCAGTAAACCCAGGGCTTCTTTGTACTTTGCATCATACAACGCCATCATGTCGGTCTCGCCTTTCATGTAGGTGTATGCCTCAACCAGAGCGCCGTACAAAAGGACACTGTCAAAATTGTCACCAAGCCAAGAAGTGCCTGCGGTAACAATTGATTCTGGGTAGTAGTAATAATGAAGCTCCGCCTTATATGTTGCGTCCGGCGTCGGACCAACAATAAAAGTAAGTTCAGTAGGAGCGCTCGTGCTTGGGCCAAAAATGGCGTAGTGTTTAGGGGCTGCTTGAAACGATGGATTAGGGTACACCTCGCGGATGTAATTAACATCGCGGTTTAACAAATAAAGATAGTTGCCCTGAAAACTTATTGTCCCGGACACCGTGCCCGTATTGGCCAGACTTAAAGTAATTGTGGTCCCCGCAACAGTAACGACTGTTGCTCCAGTAGCAATACCAGACCCGGTTACATACATGCCCACAACAATTTGAGAAGCGCTTGATACAACAATCGTCAGTAGCCCTGTGGTTCCTGTTGCGGTTGGCGTAGGCTGAGAATAAATAGCCAGCGAGTAGGTAGACAAAAAATCGTTGGGCGTAGTCAGGTATTGATTGCCCGCTGTCAACGTCCCCGTTACGTTTTTGCGCAAGTTAGCAAGCTGAACAGTGTTATTAATCCGCTGTTCCGCCTGATCTACAAAGACGGGTATTTCCGCAACAAAATCCGTGTCGGTGTTGTTGGTGTATGCCTGAATAGCAGCGGTTAGTTCAGCATAGTTCATGTGATGCTCGTTGTAATTGTTCCAAGCATAGCCCCGGCAGCCAACGGTCTTGCGAGGGCCATGGGCTGCATACCAACACTGGCAAAAGCCGTGTCCCCGGTGTCCCCAACGTAAACATTGACCCCTAGTCTTGCCTCTGGACGGGGCTCCAATAAAGCTTGCGGCTCGTTTAGGCTGCGTTTAGGCTCGAGCTGTGGGTGCTTTGGCTCATAGCACTCATCACAGACCTTAAACCCAGTCCACTCTTTTTTAAGCGCATTAAGCTTAAACTGCTGACCACACTGATCGCACAGAGCAAGACCAAATCTGCCAGACGCATAACCGCCCATCAGTAATTCTCCGTGTAGGTAGGCACTGCAAAATAACCAGAGCGTTCTGTGTCTTCTGCGGCGGCTCTTGCAAATTCTTCTTCATAAAATTGCTTGAGCATTGCAATACGATCCGGGGCCTTCTTAACAGACAAGTAGTAAGACAGCCCCGCGGTTAGACAAGGCAAAAAGCGGAAAGAAATATCCGCTGTGTTTGTAATTGCCCCTGTTTCTTCTATGCGGCGAATACCGTAATACCTAAAAATATAGGTCTGGGTGGCATCTGGGGCAGGGTACAAAAACAATTTAGCAGGAACCGTCCGCTGCACAAAAAACTGCGCAGGACGAGACTGGGTTAGCTTGTTTGGTATATGCAAATATTCGGCACTACCAATACGGTCAATCGTAATGTCCTGCTGGTCAGAGGCCCCAGAGTTAGTGCGTATTACCGCAGACAAAACATCTACTGTGTCCGCAGGCAAGGAATATTCCAACACAGCGGCTGTTAAAACTACTTCTCGCTGCTCAATCGTATACAAGTTCAGGCCACGATTAGCCCACTCGGCAAACATCAAATTTAATGACCGTCTTGCCGATTGAACGTCATACCCATCCCGAACCTGCATGCCGCAGCGTTCATACGCTTCGATGATAATTTCATCAAAGTCCGGGTTGTAGGAAGAGACGCCAGAGGTAGTCATGCTTTAATAGATAGTTGCTTTTTGAGCACGGGCGGCACCTACGCCGCGCACTGAGACCGTCTCTCCCGCCACCGTTTTCTTGACGGGCTGGCTCATGGTTTTGCCTTGTGGACCAGCCATATCAGACGCCCCGCCAGAAGCCATCATCTTGGATTTCATCATGCCGCCACTGGCCATCATTTTGGATTTCATCATGCCACCATTGGCCATCATTTTAGATTTCATCATTTTTCCTGCTCCTGATAAAGGTTGTTAAACGTCTGCTCCGCATCCATGTACGAGTCATCTTGCTCTGCACAATGAATCCACTGGTTTGGCCTGAAATCAGGCGCTCCCTGTCCAGTTACCCAGTAGGCTGGACTTGTTACCCGGACCCGGTTGTTGGGCAGCGCCACAACATTTCCTGTCCACTTGCCCGCGTCCGTCAATATCAGCACATGACTTTGCTTGTGCTGCGACGGGTCTTCAGAAACATCGCTCTCTGCGTAATCCACAGTGAACAAATACCTGCCGGTGTAAAACTCCCCGCCTATCTTGCACATCCACGGAGAAGGCTTTGCACGCTCCAAGCTGATGATGGAGTGATTGTATGAGTTGCAGTCCCAAGGCTGCGACAAGTGGTTCAACATACGTTCAGGCCACACTTCCAGCGGGATATCTCCAACAAGCGCAGCAAGCGGCATCCGTGCCCACATTGCCCCACCATGCACGTTCTCGCCCTCTTCAGCCTCAAGGCCAGTGAAGATGATCTGAAAACTTAAACTTCGATCTGGGATGGTAGTGACTGCCACCGCCAACCCATGAATGTACTCACCCTGGTACTTCTGGTGAGCGTTCGTAAACTCTTTGCGCACCCAGCATTTAAAGTACGGGATGTTGCTTGTCAAGTACATTACTTCCCTGCCCGAATGAGCTGGTCAATCTTTTCTTCAAGCCGATTAAATCGTTGGTCAATGTGGTCCGTAATTCTCTGAACCTCTGCATTTGTTGAGTAGTCCCGGGCCATCTCCTCGCGGGTACGATTAAGCAAAATGCCAAGGCGCGTAAGCTCCCCAAACTTTTCTCTTAAAACAAACCCTAGCATGGCCACAACGGCAGTCAGCGCAATATTCCAAATCATCATGTCCATGTCAGCACTTCCATCTTGCAAGAGCAGCCGCCTTACGGGTAGGCTTGCCCTT